GTGGATCACCGATAACTGCATAGTAAGGCTCTACGCTTGCCTGTGGTTCGTATCCATCGATACTTGTAGTGCTTTCACCTAGAATATTTGATTTTGTTTCGACATTAGGATTTAATTCTATTGTGAACTCTTCTAAGTCGGAACCTAATCTGATAAAACTAGTAGGTCCTGCCACTGTGGCTGCATCAATATAATGCGCCATAAATTTTCGTTTAATCTTTCCTACTTCTGCCATTATAATACCTCTCTTTCAATTTTATACTGAGCATATATTTGTATTTGGTAAGTTACACCGTCCATAATGTCACCTGTTGGAATACTATAAAGCATCCCATTTGCACTACTTAGACTTAGTAACTTTCCTCTCGACTGCTCGTCAATAGTTATATCTTGCTCATTGGCCACTTTTTCTAGCCAATAAGATAAATCCAATAAAAAAGTACTGTTTGCTAGTCTGTCATAGTCTAAAAAGGCTTGATTAACTGCATACAGTACAAAATTGTGTTGTCTTATTTGATTACCCAGGACATCCTCTTTTATAAGCTGATCACCTGTTGATGATAAGCCAAAATTCATTGGTTCTGAATCAGTAAAATCCACGTGAACCTCATTGGTGAACTCTAAAATTTTAGGGTAATCTGTTAATATCTGCTTTACTAATTCTATTACATTCATTACATCCCCCTATCTGCCATCTTTTGTGCGCCTCTGAGTATTTGCTCTTTCTTGTCTGCTTTCATTCGTTCGAACCAAAAAGGACCTGCTTGTGCATTTTTACTCTTGTTATACTTTAGATCCTTGCCAGTTAAAACTTTCTTTTCACCTTGTCGCGCCCAAGAGCTACCTGTTACGGATGATACCATCAGCTTGGCGTTATATTGATAGCGCGCATATGGTGCATTCTGATGTATTTTACCACTACCAATCTTGGTGCCTATGGTAGCGCTTTTTATTAGCACATCATTTAGATTTGGAGTATAAGGGGCCATTAATCGAATACACTCTTGGTCGATAAACTGTTGCACTTTTCCATGTGGTTGCAACTGTCTGTCGGCTTTAAGCTGATTCAGTTCTTTCATTTTTAAATTAAAATTTATACAATCACCTACTTACACGACAACTCGTAATGTTGCATTGCCTTGCTACCATATAACTTTTTATCACAGCTTGATACTGTAATAAAACCGTATGTTTCTTTAAGTGTCTTAAGGCTCATTGATTGTGTTGCCTGTGAGGTATTATCTATATCAACTGTAGCAATACCTTTAACAATAATATCTTTACCAGTAGTAATATTTAGGTTACATATACTTGACACTGGAATAAATATCTTTACTGTATCAGCTATAGTTAATCCGCTTTTAATGAGGTTAGATTGTTTTACTTCATCCCAAAATACATTATTAATTAACGCCCTTGTATAAGCTCCATCTTGATATGAATAAAGGGTTATATCTGCGTTAGTGTACAAATTAACACCCCCTGTACAGTAAGCCTGTCATAAGTAACCAACTGTTTATAGTCGAGTTAATAGCCTCTACATTAGAGGTCTTTAATTTTTCAACATCTACATAATTAACTGAATATTCTCCAACTTTCTCAGATGCAATTCCATTGTTACTCTTTATTAGTTTATCTTGATTATATAATTCCTCTGCAAGTTCGCAACAGCACATCTGTACTTCATCTATAAATTGCTCTGTTTCAATTATATTACCGCAAGTATGGTGATTTATAACTTGGCTTGCTTTGAGAGCATAATAAGGAAAAACGGCGGTATCAATGACCGCTTGCCTACCCATTAAATAACTATCAAGATAATATTCTGTGGTAGTATAACTAATCACTAACACCACCTACCTTTCTATTCTTTTTCAGCTTCAATAATTTTTTTGGTAATACCATTGATTGAAGTTGAGCTACCAATATCAATGTTGTTTTCAGCAGCATAAACCTTTAATTGTTCAACATCCATTCCGTCAAACTTAGAAGGTGTTTTTGGAACCTCAGGCTTTGCAACCTCAACTTTTTCAAAAACTAATCCAACTGTTCTACTCATATCTCATTCCTCCTTACGCTTTGTGGCTTAAGTAAATACCAGCCACTTTGTTTTTGTAAACATCCACTAGGCCGTATTTACGATACTTAGCAATGTAAGCATCTGCGCTAGGATTGTTGTCTGGTGAAATAATCGAAGATACCGTATGCTTATCGAATTTAATGATAGCAGGTTTATGAATGATCATAAAATTAATATCTTTTGCTGTGATTGATTTTGTAAAGTGTCCTGCTTCTTCTCCTGCTGTCTTTCCATCTAACAAGTCAATAGCAGTGTAAAAACGTGACTGTGGAACTGCTTTTTTGATAGTGAATGCATTGAGAATTTCTCTTGATTTATTAGTATCAAGGGCCATTACGCTGTTTAAAAGTGTTGAAGTTGCATAGAGTAATCTACCCTCTTCAGGTACTTCGTCTTCATCCATTACATTTTTAGCTTCTAGTAAAGCATTGAGAAACGCTGTACCGTCTGCATAAGTTGCTGCAACTGCTTTTGAAATTCCTTCTATTCCTGCAAGAGTTGCGAATGTAAATGCATCAGCTTCCGGAGCAACTTTGTCTCTTTGAAGAGTCCCTCCTGCCATACCGAAAGCAATGTTGAATGTTTCTTGGTCATCCATAGTATCTACGGATAATTTTGCCCCTCTGTCATATTTAAATTGTGCTGTTTTCCATACAACACTAACCGAAGCATTTGTATATCCACTATTTCTGTCGTAATCACCAAGACCGGTAATATCAATTTGTGGATATAAGATTTCATTTGCGTTTGCTCCCGCTCTCATCATTGATGAATCACTGATCAAGTCGGCTGTAACAGATGCGCTTTTATAAACCTCGTCTAAAAGGCCTGTGTAATTCTTTGCTAATGCTATAATATTTGGCATATTTTATTTCCTCTCTTATTCTGTTGTTGGCTTAAGTCCCATAGCTGCTCTTAAAGCATTGGTGTTTGCATCACCTACAGGAGGTGTGCCATTAGTGGACTTAACCGCATTGTTAATAGGTTCCGCTGAGCCGAATAGATAATCGTTCTCAGTTTTTGATGCTTCTAAGGCTTTTTTAATATCCTCAGATTGGTTCTTGCTAGCTTTCAAAGTTTCGATATCAAGTAAGGCTTTGACTGCTTTACTGTTCCTTGCTCCAAAAGTTGTAATTTGGCTATCCAATAGAGAATCGAAATCCCTATCAGCTAATTGGCTTTGATATTCCATTTCCTTAGTCTTAAGGTCGTTGGTCAAAGTGTCAATCTTGCCTTTAAGGTCTTTAATATCTATCCCCTCAAAGTCTTTTAGTGACTTCTGAGCTGTATCGAGTTGCCCTTTGTAGTTATCTCTTTCAAGCTCTACTTTAGCAACCTTATCTTGCTCTCTCTTAATATCGATACCGTTGTCTTTCATAACTACTGTAATCTGATCATCAGTCAATCCTAACGCTTTTAAATCTTCTGTTTTCATACTTTATTTTCCTCGCTTTCGTTATTAAGTAGTTTTAGGTGTTTTACTGACCACCACGAATTGACTGTTTAAGGTCTAATCTACTGACCAATTGACATAAAAATAAGACTTATCCCAAGTCTTAAGGGAGATAAAAGGATGATCACCATAACCTTTCTTCAAATTTTATATATTGCTTCAAGTCCGGAGCACCACCTTTCAGTGCATAATAAAAGCACCTAGTTTATCTAGATGCTTAAAATAGTTATAAAAATACCACTTAACCATATTGTGATGGATAAGTGGCTTCTTAGAAATCTAAACCTAATAACGTATCATACTCTATTGCAAAATCTAATGCTTTAGTAAATATATTAGTTACTAAATTAGAATTACTAATAATATTTTTGCATTCATTAAAATGATTCTTGTTAATTATTTCAGATTCATAATCATCTATTAATAAATTACAAGTACTATTAATCCTATCAAATACTCCTCCGTGATATAAGGAATAAAACTCTTCTTCACTCAATTCTAATGTGATTATGTTATCTGTTTCCTGTCCAATATTATATTCTTCTATCCCTATATTATTTATTGGAACAGTTAAATACCTAACTCTACTCATCCTTCTCACCATCCTTATCTTTAAAGTGGGTCATCTTTTCATATTCTTCTTTACTTCTACCTACTTGGCGCCCGTTTTCAATTTTATTAGAAACATCATTTCCCTCTAAATCCACGTATCTTCTCTTCCCTTTTTTAGTAGTATCTTCTATTCTAAAATAAATCCCCTTGGTATCGTAAATAATGCGCTTATGACTTTCATCACTACTATATTCTTTCTTTCCTTTAGAATTAATTTCAGACTCTTTCGCGTTCGGTACGTGTTTGTTTATCTGTTCCTGTAAACTTGCTTCTTGCCAATCGTTTTGATACTTTTTAGCCCTTGATGCACCATCTTTACTTGATTTAATTATACCACTATTACCCAACTTTGCAACACCTTTCCCACCGCCAACCTTACCTAGTCCATCCATATATATTCTTTCTTTTTGCTGTGGTAACTCAATCTTTTTAGAAAAGTCTGCATATTGTGCCATAGTCGAACGATATCTTGACTTAGCAGCTATTATATCATCTTTACTAGCTCCACCTTTTTCTAAGAGGTTTATGTCTTGCCTTTGCTTACGCATAAGTGTTTCTAAGTTTCTTTGATATTGAGTAGCTTCATATGCATTAAATTCTTTATCCCCATACGCTTTCTTAGTGTTCTCCCTAGCGTTCATTTCTGTTAATTGTTTATCTGTATATGTTCGTTCCGAAATGCCTGGTATAAATGGATAATATGAATGATAGCAATTAGCTCCACATAATCCTGTGATACTATCTAATCCACATACTGATACTAGTTCTTCTTTTGTAAAAACTCTACCCTGCCATACTTGGTGGGATGGTCTTGCTGTTGCGTGCCAAGAGACTTCAAAATGCTCTGTATTCAAAGATTTAGCATTACTGTCATTAATCTTGTTAGTAACTTGTGTTATGCCAGACATTACAGCTCTACGACTTGCAACTTCCACTCTATTACTCCAATTAGTAGCTCCGAACTCAACTGTTCTTACGCCACTTCTAGTCATTTCTTGTACGGTTCTTTTTAATACTGAATTATAATCAAATGCTCCTGTTGTTATATCCAACATTGCCTTATCTAAGGTTTTTTGATAGAAGTCAGCCATTGGTGTAAATAAAACTTTGCCACCCATCGGAGTTGTAAACCCTAATGATTGAGTAATATTACTTAGTGTCTGTTTTGTCTGTTCACTAAAAGCTGATACAAGTTGCTGTAACTCTGCATTTTTGTTATATGGAATAAAGTCTTTACCTACTTTAGTATAAATGCTTTTATCCCTTGTATAACCAAATTCAACAACTTGCTCATACATCTTTTCTATTTCTTTATCTGATAGTTCAAGAGTATGCTTAATTTGTAGCTCAATGGCCTGTTTAGACATTCCCAACTGATTAAGCCTGTGTATTTGCCAATCGGCTGCTCTTGTTATTTCTCCGTTAATCTGAATACGTCTAACTACATCTTCCATTATTCTGCGTTCCAGATCATTGAAATACTTTTCAAGTTCAATAGGCATTCTTTCTAATTCTGAAGGATTTAAAGCCATCCAATCACCGCCTATATACTCGTTTTGATAATGATTTGTTTACCTTACCAAGAATCCTATTTAATAAATTAACTACTGGTAATAACAATCTTTTCATTCAATCACCTCCTACAAAATAACATCAGCTTGCTGTGGTATCATTGCTTTTGCCGTAGCCTCATCTTCTCCATACCATTTCATTCTGTATTCCCACAACTGCATAACCCCCATAGCAACGTCTGAACGGTCTTGACTTCTCTCTGTTTCTTCATCAACTAAAATGCTGTCCTTGAAGTCACATACAAATTCATAGCCAGTAGTGGCCAAACTATTATAAAAAGCTAATGCATGTACTAAATCTTCTAAACAAGTCTTCAGGTTCTTTTGGATAGCCGATACCGTATTGTATTTACGTTTCTTAGCGCTCTTTATCTCAGTTGCGGTCTTTTCAATAGTTGATGGATTAGAAATATCACCATATGATAATCCTACTGCAAATTCAATGTTGCGCTTATATTCTTCAAGGCCACTTAAAAGTGATACCTCTCTGAACTCCGGTGAAAACGTGTCAATTAACTCTTTTCCATCACCAACTGAAATATCAACTGCCCTGTATAGCCTTTTGTTAAGCTTCGAAAGTGTCTTTTCTCCAGTAATTTTATTAATTTTCATAGCTGCTGGATCTACGTGTACCGCTCTTTCGCCACTTTCAAATTCCCAATTCAATCTACCAAATTGTGTATCTGCTTGCTTAATTAGATACTTAGCAGAATCATATATAGAAACTCCATTAAATGAACCATCAATATCATTCTTAATAGGATTCCTATAATATCCAAAGTCCGGTTTATCCATAAGTGGATAGTTGATATAGGGTTCTAAGTTTGCCCATTCTGCAACACTTTCAAGGTTCGTTTCTCTGCCTAACTCAGTCTTGTTGTTACTGTGATATGCCTTGTTGGTGATAGTAAGACCACTCTTATCCAATGAATGATACTCAAATCTGAAATAGTAATCATCATCCTTAACACGCTTTGTCTCAACAAATACTACTTTGATTAAACGTCCCCTGGAATCAAATTCTACTGGTATAAAACTATCGGCCAAT